GAGCGCAAGGATTCGCTGGCGCGCCAGCAGATCGCCGCGTCAGCTCCGTCTGGATGGGTGGCTACCCCGCTTAACTTCACGGCAAGCCTGGCTGGGTCGATGGCCGATCCCGGTAACGTGGCGCTGGCATTTGTGCCGTTCGCCGGTGAGGCGCGGGCGGCCTCCATGCTGGGGCGTTTCGGCGAGCGCTTTGTTGCTGGATCCCGCCTAGGTGCTGCGCAGGCAGTAGCTACTGTGCCGTTTACCGCAATGGCTGCGGCTGCCGTCGGCGATGACTTCACATACGGTAACGCGCTGGAGAGCACCTTTTTTAACACGCTGGCGGGTGGCCTGATGCACGCAGGCGGAGGGCTTATTGCCGACGTAGTACGCCCCCGGCGTGCAGCTGAACCTGCCGCAGCAGAAACAGCGATCCCTGCCACAGACGCGCAGCCCACTCCGGTGGTGACCCCCGACAATATTCCGGCAGGCGTCAATATCCCGGAGCGCGGTACCAATTCAGATCTGTCTGCTGCCATCTCCAGCGACGCGGAGAACTACGCATACAGCCGGGCCTATGATGATGTTGTACCGGAGTACATGGCGCAGCAGCGGGAACTACAGACAGGGCAGATCGATAACGTGGCTGATCTGCGCGCCGAGCTTACTGCCAACCAGCACCAGGCGGACGTACTGGACGCCACAGTGCAGCAGCGGACCACCGATTACCAGTCTCAGCGGATGAAATTCAAGGATGCGCGGGCGCGGGCACTGAAAGATGTCCAGGCCGAAAAGGATAAATTCATCTCGCGCAATGATGAAATCAACCGCACGCTGGAGCAGAATGCCGCCGCCGAGCAGGCGCGGGGCCGCCAGTCTCAGGTTAACAAGGGCGAGATCCCCGAAGACCTGAAGGTGCGTATCGCTGAGCGAGCACAACAGATCCGCGACGGCATGCAGATGTCGCCCGTGGCCGGTGCAGTCCGTACCGCCGCCGGAGCAATTCGCGAGGCTGACTGGGCTGTTAACCAGCAGGCGTACCGCGCTGCGCTGGCGCACATGATGGAAGGCCGAAGCCCGGATGTGGAGCCGTTCTATGAACTTCATACCCCGGCGCTGCGTGAGCGCGCCATTCAGCGCATACAGAACCCGATGCGCCATGTGGATGAAGCCGCGCGACCGGTCAGCGAAACAGCTGATCGCGTGTACCGGGAAACCCAACAGGCAGATCACGAGGTTACCGCCGCCGCTGCCGATCTCGAAAACGAGTTTAACCTGAGCAACGCGCTGCTGGACGATATCGCCGTCGATAATCCGGAGCTTGCGGCCACGATGCGTGAAAACCTCAATGCTATTCGCGCCGAGGCCAGCGACAATAGCATGAGCAACGCTTTCCGGGCCTTTGCCGCCTGCATGATTAACCGGGGGATTTGATGGCAGCCAATGAGTTTTTAACGCAGTGTGAGCGTACAGTTAACGCCGCCGCCGGGCGTGACCTGTCACCTGATGAAATGGAGTCGCTGGTGCGCGACATGCGCGATACCACCGAACGGATCATGGCGGGAAACGAGGCGCTGTCTCTGGAGGAGGCGGCTCTCCGTGCCGCGGAGCAACTGAGTAATGCTGACGTGCTGGCGAAGCAGATAGAGGCACGCAACAAGGCCATAAATACCCGCATCGCCGCCCAGCGCCTGGGCGAACTGCGAACCACCTGGAAGGACCGTCCGGATATCGGGCTGGAAGCGCTGTTGGTTGGCCGTAACGATGCCCGTACCGGCTCCCGCCGCTCTGTATCTTCCGAGGTGGCCCAGCTGCGCGGCAAGTACCATGCCGGGATCAACTACGATTTCGACCGCGCTGACCTGGTGAAGTTTATCGCCAGCGGCAGTAACGATCGCGAGATAGCCGAAGCTATGTGGCGCATTGGGCGCGGTGAATCTACCGACGGGATGACACGCCAGTCTGTGGCCGCTGCGCAGATCATCTCCAAGTGGCAGGAATCGGCGCGCATCGATGAGAACCGGGCCGGGGCATGGATCCGCAAGGAGCCGGGCTACATCGTCCGCCAGTCGCACGACATCATGAAAATCCGGGCCGCTGGTTTTGACGCCTGGCGAAACGCCATTCTGCCGCGACTTGATGAACGCACGTTTGACGGTGTGAGCGACCGGGATCAGTTCATGCGTAGCGTTTATAATGGCCTGGCATCCGGCGTTCACCTCACCTCAGAGAAGCCGGACTGGATGAACGGCTTCAAGGGATCGGCAAACGCCGCCAGGCGTGCCAGCCAGGAGCGCGTGCTGCACTTCAAGGACGGTATCTCGTGGCATGAGTACAATCAGCAGTTCGGCACCGGCAGCCTGCGAGAGGCAGTATTTGGCGGCCTGAACAGCGCAGCGCGCAACACGGGCATGATGCGGGTTCTCGGCACCAACCCCGGCAACATGTTCAAGTACCTGACCGACACGATTGCCGATGACGTCAGCAAGTCCGGCAACCCGGCGGCGCTGGCCGACTACATGACCAAGGTTCGCAGGCTTAACCGCACCGTCATGCCGCAGGTGGATGGCTCCTTGAATATCCCCGGTAGCGTGGGCTGGGCCAATGCATCCGCCAACGTGCGCGGCTGGCTGCGTATGAGCCAGCTTGGCGGCGCTGTGATCTCCTCATTCAACGATGTGCCCATCTCCGCAACTGAGATGCGCTACCAGGGCCAGAACTTCATGCAGGCGGTGCTGGGCGCGATGAAAGGGCGCTTTACCCGCTATACCAGCGCTGAGCAAAAGGAAATTCTTTCATCGATCGGCGTCTACTCCGATGCGATGACGCAGGAGATCATCCGCCGCATCTCCGGAGATGACAGCCTCACCGGGAAAATGGGCCGCGCCCAGCAGCTATTCTTCAAGTACAACCTGATGAACTTCTGGACAGAGAGCGGGCGAAACAGCAACGCTATGATGATCACCAACTGGCTGGCGCAGAACGCTGACCAGGCGCACGCCCGCCTGCCCGAGGACTTGCGCCGGGTGCTGGACCTGCACGGCATTGGAGACCGTGAATGGGAGATTTTCCGCCATATGGACATGGCCGATAGTGAAGGCCGCAAGTTCATGACGACCAGCGGCATTCGTGGCGTTCCCGACGACGTGATTGCCGGGTATGTGCAGAGCAAAGGGCTGAAGCCAACTGAGCGCGCTATAGCCGATGCCCGCGACCAGTTGGAGGGGCAGCTGCGCGGCTATATTCTCGATCGCCTGAACATCGCGATGTCAGAGCCTGGCGATCGTACGCAGGCATTTATGAAGATGGGTACGGTGCCAGGCACGGTAGCAGGGGAGGCGATCCGCTTCGCCGGTCAGTACAAATCCTTTACTGCCAGCTTCATGCAGAACGTGCTGGGGCGCGAGGTGTTTGGCCGCGGCTATACACCGGCCGGGCTGGGCGAGTCGAAAACTACATCCATGACCAACGCGCTGATGCGTAACGGCAACGGCGCATTCATTGGTGCTGCTAACCTGTTCGTCTGGGCGACACTGTTTGGCTACACGTCAATGCAGGCTAAGCTGCTGCTGAAGGGCCAGACCCCTCGCCCGGCGGACGCCAAGACGTTCCTCGCTGCAGCGGCGCAGGGTGGTGGCCTTGGCATCCTGGGCGACTTCATGTTCGGCGAAGTCAACCGCATGGGGGCAGGGCCGGTAACCTCCCTGATGGGACCAGCGGCATCAAATGCTGACAGCATCATCACGTTGTTGCAGAGCACCACACGCGGCGATGCAGATCTGGGCGACTGGTACCGCACCACCCTGGACAACACGCCTTTCCTGAACGTGTTCTGGCTGCGTACAGCGATGAATGGCTTGATTCTGAACAGAATACAGGATGCCCTTGATCCCGGCTCTCTGGAGCGCTACCAGCGCCGGGTGGAACGCGAACAGGGCAACGAGTTCCTGGTACCACCATCACAATTTATGTTAGGGAGATAACGATGGAGAAGGCAAAGTTTTTTCTGGTCTATATCGGTATGCTGGCCTTCTTTCTGTGGCCCAGTATCACAATTCTGTTTTTCGATAAAACGAGACTTACTTCAACTGACTTTATCCTGGTGCTTACATTCTTCGGGATCGGCGTGGCGCTGCTGATTATGGGGGTTAGAAGACTGCTGGAGTTGGTAGGGTTAGTGAAGGCGTGACATGTCACAGCCCGCGCAATGCGGGCTTTTTCTTATCCGATATTGTTCTTCAGATGGAGGGTGCAGTAATCGAGATGCGTCTGGATCTCGGTCAGCGTCATTTGCGTGCATGATGCGTAATTCAGGAGTGCCGCCAGCTCAGCAGATGCGCCAGCAACGTTGTGCCCGTCTTTTTCAAGTTCTCTCAGCAATTCCATGAGGTGTGATTTTTCAATCAGCGACATGACACCGTTTGGTGTATGAATTTTCTCTGAAAAACCTCGTTCCAACGGGTGATGGTACCGCCTCCGCATTGCTCTCCCTCCGCATAAATACTGTATATATATACATATATCAGATGTAGGCTTCATTTTCCAGTATGCAACATGAATTACCCAAAAGGTAATAAGTTCTTTGATTTACGTCATTTTAATGCATATAAGGTTTTTCAGGTAATAAAATGACCAGATGCACCGCGCCGGGCGCTGCTTATCTGGAGAATGGCCATGACGGTTTCTACCGAGGTTAATGAGAACACCTACACAGGAAACGGTACTACGACCGTCTTCCCCTACCAGTTCAGAATTTTTAACAAATCGGATCTGGTGGTTCAGGTCGTCGACCTGAACGAAAACGTGACAACCCTGACGCTCGACACTAACTACACCGTCAGCGGTGCGGGTGGCTACAGAGGGGGCAACGTCACCCTTACCGCCCCACTCGCCAGTGGATGGAAAATATCGATTGCCCGAGAGCTGGAGCTTACCCAGGATACCGATTTGCGAAACCAGGGGAAGTTCTTCCCGGAGACGCATGAGGATGTCTTTGACAGGCTGACCATGCTCATCCAGCAAATCTTTCGTCGGTTTGGTCTGGCTCTGCGCAAGCCATCCAGTATCGCGAACTATTACGACGCGATGGGAAAGTACATCCGCAATGTCAGGGATCCCAGTAATGCCCAGGACGCCGCTACGAAAAATTATGTGGACTCGGTTTCTGACGCTAATTTAAGCCACTCATTACGTACACCAGAGCCAATTCCCGCGCTGCCATCAGCTGATGAACGGAAAAACAAAATTGTCGGGATGGATGGTGACGGAAACCCTGTAATGCTGTTGCCTGAATCTGGTTCTGCTGCTGATGTGTTGCTGCAACTGCTCGCTGATGATGGTTATAAGCGCATCCCCAGCATATTCCGCGTCCTGTCTGATGTGCCGGTGGAGATGTTCCGCTCTGCCGGCCTGACAGATCAGCAGGTCATACAGGCTGCCAGTAACTATGCAACATTAACCGGGCGCACGCTGCTGTTTGAAACCGGAAAAACGTATGAGGTTGAAACCCTGACAGTAACATGCGACTGGTCAGGAGGCGCAACTATTAAGCGTCGCGCGGGGACCTCTTCAACTCTAATCGTCTTCAGCAGCGGTAATCGTGTGTCCGGCCTGACAGTAGACGGAAACAATGCGGAGTGTACTGGTTACGCCAGTAATATCGTGATGAACGCAGTGAACGGCGCAGTATTCGAAAACGGCGCGTCGATTAATGCTCTTGGTCATAGCATTGAGATCAACAATAGTTCCACTACCGATGACGGCAGGATGCCGAATCGACTTAGTCACCTTGTCATTGAGGGAACTACCATAGGACATGGTATTAGTCTCTATGATGCAGCATCCGAAATAATTGACGATATTAACGTTAGTGGTTGTGCTGGTGGTGTGGTGGGTGGGGGAAGTCAGCGGGGCATCAGGCCCGTCAGAATGTCCCGCATTGATGCTCACCATAACCGCGACGCTGGTATTGCCACAGGGTTCATTTCCACCGTGGACACGCCGGTATATGAAATGGTATCCATCATAGATGCATACTGCCATCACAACGGGAAAAACGGCTTCGCTGTCCAGTCCCACCACACAACCCTTACCAACTGCCACGCGTACCGAAATGGAACGTTAACGGAGCATCAGGGATTCCTGATAAATGCTGACAGCGTGACTCTTTCTTCACTCATCGCATTTGAAAATGCCGGGGTTGGATATGATTTTGGTGATTGCAGAAAATGCACAGGGACTAGTCTGATCGCAGAGTCCAACGGGTGGATAGGGCTTGAGATTAACTCATGTGAGGATATGGCTTTCTCCGGCCTCGTGATGAACGACAACTTCAAGGGCAAGCCTGACGGGGAAATGCAGGGGGCCATAACCATCCATAAAGGTAATGGTGGTTACCCGTTCCAGGGGGATAATAAAGCCATTTCAATTTCAGCTGTATCCATACGTAGCGGCGATGGTCAGCGCTATGCTGTCTTCATTGACCAGTACTCTTTCGACGTTACACTGACCTCAGTAAACGCAAAAAACGTAGCGTTGCTGGATGACATCTTCACTGCGTCGCCAAACGTAACTGTAGATAACTGCGTTACACGATGGGATCCTCTCGGTCAGGCCCGAGCTTCCGTTTCTGGTGGTGGCATATTAATACCAAGCGTGGCCGATTCAGTATCAGTAAATGGCGGTGGTAACGTTATCAGTGTCGGCATTTTAAATGGCGGTGCTTTCGTTAAAGATCGAACCATTAGATTGATAGCCGTGAATGGATTTACGCTGGAAAACTCAGGTCCCTCCGGCACCGGTAATCTTTTTATAGGAGCCAGCAGGGTTATTAATGCGGGAGACTCCATTAAGCTGTGGTCAGATGGCTCTGGTGGATGGAAACTAGGATAAAAAAATAAGAGAGGAGGGAAGACCCTCCTCTTGTTATTTTATGATCTTGCAATCGTAATAGTCTGAAACTTGCTCAGCATTTTGATAAAACCATTCATCTCTATTGTTAATATATCGATAATCAAAATGTGTCCTCACTGGATATATTTTTATGCCAGTCTTACAACTATCTGTGTTAAGTTGGCTTTCAATTTTAACCTGCCTATCAACTAATTGATAATTAAAAATATAGGCGTCGGATATGCATTTAAGCATTGTTGCGATAGCAAAAAATCCTACAAAAGACATAATTAAAAAGGATTTGTACCCATTAAATCTGATGTCTTTTAATGCAACCCCTACTACTGCCAGCATTACACACCAAGAAAACATGAAGGATCTTGGCTCTGTATAAGGTGACATAACCATTGAGCCAACAACCATCAATGAAGATAATATCAGAATTAACAATTCTTTCTTCATCTTTCCATTAACAAACAAATATACAAGTGCTGTTAAGGATATTAAAAATAGAACCAGTGATGTGTCTATAAATACTGATATAACATCAAGAGCCCTTATTTTTATTTTATCTAGAAATGGGACTCCAACATTATACCAACCATCGTAAGTGTTTTTTCTTATAGCGGTTGAGGGAGCCAGCATTAAAATAAACCACCCAACCAAGCAAAAAGCAGGAACAAGAGCCAGTCGAGTAAAAATTTTTTTATCAAAAATAATAACAAAAACTAAGAAAAATATAAGAGCCACAGGGACGTTCTCAAATGAAAGCCCCGCCAGGAATGAAAGAACACAGTAAATGCTTAACTGCATTTTATTATCTAATAAAACTTGTCTTCTATCATGAGTCATAAACTTGCTACAAACCAGCAAGCTTATAATCATTGGAACAGTATATCCTGTAATCACAGTCCTCCATGTAAAAAGCTCCATGCCAGGCCATAAAGCAATGAACAACAAAAAGAACATACACCAATTTAATAATGATAAACGTTGCTGCTCAATTAAATTTTGCATCAAAATACAAACACAAAAAAAAGACAAAAGCGCAACGAAATAGAAAAAAACACTTGGCATGCTTAAGGAAAATATTGATAATTGCTCGCCAAGTCTTGCATTCCAGTGCTCAATTTGGAATGCCGACTTATGAAATGCATAAGTAAACCTTTCAACCAAATCCTCGTTGGTGAATCGTTTTGTAAGCCCGTAATCCTCACCCTGCAAAGGAGAGAGAGCGAAAAATATAAAATACATAAAGCAACAAGTAGCTGCTTGAAGATATATTATTTTACCAAATATCTTTTTCATTTCTTCTCTCCCTTAATAATATATCTTGGCCGATTTTTAGACTCTATATAAATTCTTCCTATATACTCTCCAAGCACACCAATACCGATAAGTTGAACACCACCCAAGAAGAGAATAGAAACCAGCAATGACGGGTAACCACGCACCGGATTACCAAACGCGATTGTGTCTATAATCATCCATGCGCCGTAAATAAACGACAGGCCAGCAACTAACAATCCAATATATGTCCACATTCGCAGAGGGAAAGTAGAGAAACTGGTTATCCCCTCAAGAGCCAAGTTCCATAACTTCCAGCCGTTAAATTTTGAGTCTCCTGCAATCCTTTCAGCCCTGGTATATTCAACAACATCGGTATTCCCACCAACCCAACTAAGAACCCCTTTCATAAAGAGATTGCGCTCAGGAAGAAGCTTGATGTTTTCCACTACCTCTCTGGACATCAGGCGAAAATCACCGACATTCTCCTCGATTTTTGGGTTGCTGATTTTGTTATGCAACTTGTAGAACCACTCAGCAGTCTTCCTCTTGAGCCTTCCATCCGTTGATCTGTCTGTGCGTTTGGCCAGTACCATTTCAGCGCCAGCCTGCCACTTATCAATCAGATGGGGAATGACGTTGATAGGGTCCTGCAGGTCGACGTCGATAGGGATTACGGCTTCGCCTGTTGCATGATGCAGCCCAGCAAATAACGCAGGTTCCTTGCCGAAGTTGCGGGTGAATGACAACGCAACAACAAGAGGGTCTGCAATTGCCAGAGATCTGATTATTGACTCTGTAGCATCCTTGCTGCCGTCGTTTATGAAGACTATTTCAACCTCATGTTGCTGAAGCTCTTCAGACTCACGCACAGTTTTATAGAAAATTGGAATCGCGTCTTCTTCATTAAAGACTGGAACGACCAGAGAAATCTTCATTTCGCATCCCTAAAGACAATGAATTTGGAATAGATAAAACCGCATACCAGGCTGATTGCGGAGAAAATGACGAGAGTCACTAATGGAGGTAAGCCAACCTTGTCAGCCTCCCACCCTATGGCTGCACTCAATGTCCCCATAAAGCCTACATAGAGCATGTATCGCATGGTTGTTGTAGACGATTTGAACGTAAATCTAGCGTTCGCAAAGAAGCTGAAGCTCACCGCAACTACAAACCCTCCAAAGTTGGCAAGGGCTTGCCCAGTATCGAGCCCATACACGCATACAGCAAACACCACCCAGTGAATGATGGTGTTTAAAACGCCAATGACGGCGTACTTTGAAAAAAGCTTTAACATGATAAATATCAGCAGATTCTGAAAGTGGGTGAGTTTACCACCGGACTGCAATCTGATCGACAACCATCGATTTAACCCAGCATTCACGGGAAAGGCGGTTCATTTATCGCAGGGAGCAAGTGAGTTTCATTTTAATAAAAAACTTACCTTACAGGTAACATTGTTGAGAGCTTTCTTAGGTAATAATATCCGTAAACGGTTTATTGTGTATCATGTAACCACCAACATACAGGGGGTTTATATGCACAAAAATCGGTGGCTACCATGTCGGCCTCACTAACGGTATCAGGCATCAATCAAGGGCTGAGCCTTAGCGCGCTGGCTGCCTGGCTGGTGGGCGTGCCGCCCGAGGTTGCGATAGGCGCACTGGCCGGAGCGGTAATCTTTGTTACCTCAGCGGTTGAGTATCCAATACGGCGCAGGCTCTTGCTGGCGCTTCTTTCGTTCGTTTGTGGACTGCTTTTCTTCAAGCCCGTCGCCGCCATCATTATCGGTGTTTTCAGCCTGATCCCAACCATCACAGCCAGCTCGTTCGAAACCGGCATAGTTTTCTCCGCCGGCGCTTTCGTTGCGAGCATTGTGGCCGTGCGGGTCGGCATCTGGCTGTATCACCGTTCCGAAAATCCCGGGCAGATGCTGCCGAAAAGGGGGGACGATGACCAGCCATGAATTTCTTCTAGTAGCAAACGCCATCATCTGCGGCCTGATGTCTCTGCGAGTGCTGCTGTTCCGCCGGGAGGGGTCGCGCCATCGCTGGTGGGGTGGCTGGCTTGCCTACCTGGTGATCGTCGTGGCTGCCAGCATCCCGATCCGCATCTTCTACGGCCACTACAACACTGCCGACTGGGGTGACGTCATCCTGAATGGCGTTTTTCTGGCGGCGATGCTCAAGACAAAGGGCAACGTCGTGCAAATTTTCAAGATAGCCAGAGGTCCACACCATGAAGATTTCCAGTAACGGCCTGGCCGTGATGAAGCATTTCGAAGACTGCGAGCTGGAGGCATACCCGGATCCCGGCAGCGCCCTGGGCAAGGCGTGCACCGCCAGAAAACTGCCAATGCGGGATTACCGCCAGGTTCCTGACTGGCAGAAGCTGAGTGGTTCGCCGTGGACTATAGGGTGGGGCCACACCGGGAGGGAGGTTAAGCCGGGGCTGGTATGGCATCAGGCGCAGGCGGATAGAGTGCTGCTTGACGATCTCGCACGCTTCGAGACGGGAGTGGATAAGCTCGTCACTATCTCCCTCAAACAGGGCCAATTTGATGCACTGGTATCGTTCTCCTACAACGTCGGCCTTGAGGCGCTGAAGAACTCCACGCTGCTGGAGATGGTGAACAACAAGCGGCACGACCAGGCGCTGGCGCAGTTCGCCCGCTGGAACAAATCAGGCGGCCGGATGCTGAAGGGGCTGGTTCGCCGCCGGGCGGCTGAGTCCTGGCTCTGGCGTGACGCATCCGGGGCAGAGGCGATCCGCAAGGGAGTGGCCGCAGCATGATCGCCATCCTGAAGGCATGGTGGAAACCGCTGGCGCTGCTGGCGGTTTTGTCTTTGCTGTTAGCCGGTGCACGGATCGCCTGGGTTAATCACGGACAGGCGCAATACGATTCCGGTTACGCGAAGGCACAGGCAGACCAGAAAAAAGCTGATGATGAAGCTAAGGATCAACGAGAGCAGGAGAAAACAGAAATTGAACGTGAAGCGCAATCCCGTATCGATGCTGCGCGTGCTGATGCTGAGCTTGCTAATTCCGCTGCTGGCAGCCTGCGCGCCGAGATTGACAAAACCAAGCAACTTGCAGAACACTATACCGGAGCTTTCCCCACTGGCACGCCAGCCAGCAAGATCATCGGTGTGCTTGCCGACATGCTTGAAGAAAGCAACCGAGCTTACGTCGCAACAGCAGAAGAGGCTGAGCGATACCGTGAAGCAGGAGTCACCTGCGAGCGGCAATACGACTCCCTGACGAAACGGGGCACTTCTTCCCGGTGACGGTATATAAAACGGTACGGCGCAATGCTGGCATATCAAAAAGTTTTATATATCAGCATGTTGAGCTAACTATAAACAATCGAGTGGGAATGATCCCGCGTTTGGCAACAGCCTGCACGTAAAAGCAATAAAGTACCTCTAAGCCCGCGTAATTGCGGGCTTTTTTGTTTTTGTGTCTGGCACTTTCTGGCAGCTGTTAGCAACGGGAAGCACGATTTTTTCAATGGAATTTTTGATGGTACTCTCTGGTTTCGAATTCAGGTTTGAAAAAGTACCATGTGATAAATTTCGGTTGAGTTATGGTATTTTTTATAACTCAATTAAAAATAAATAGTTAAATAACTTTTTTGGTTTTTTATTATCTTTTAAGCAATGGC